TTGGGTATGTTGGTGGCGGTGGTTGGTAAATGGCCTCGAAGTTTTCGTCCGGCAAGAACAGTATTGCGGAGTGCGACCGTTGCGGCTTTAGGTATAAGCTAAAACAACTAAAGCGGTTGGTTATTAAGACAAAAAACATTAACATACTCGTATGCCCAACCTGTTGGGAACCTGACCAGCCGCAGTTATCTTTAGGTTTGTACCCAGTCAACGACCCGCAAGCAGTAAGAAATCCTAGACCTGATGTGAGCTACTACCAGTCAGGACTAACAGCAACAGGAACCATTGGTGAGGGCAGTAGAATAATTCAGTGGGGGTGGGACCCTGTAGGATTTAATAATTCTTTAGACCTACCCATCCCAAACAACCTTCTTGCTGAAGGGCAAGTAGGAACAGTAACAGTAACAACAAATTAGGAGTGCTTCATGGACAAGAAGACTGTTAAGAAAATTGCTGACGTGGAAGTCAAAGCCCACGAAAAGCGCATGCACGGTATGAAAAAGGGCGGCGTTGCCACTGCTGATATGAAGAAGTACGGCCGCAATATGGCCCGAGTCATGAACCAGCGCAGCACCGGCCGTGGCCGGTAAGAGAGCAAATATGAACTCCGATAAGTTTGAATATTTCCCTGCTACTACCCCGGACCCGCTGGAGAAGTACGTTCAGCCGAAAGAATACTCGGTAGATATGGGCCAAAATGGGTACCCGGAAAGCATCGACAAAACCCAAACCGTGAAGACTCGCGGCACGGGCGCTGCCACTAAAGGCAACAAACACAGCAACAATACGCAATAATGAACTACAACCAACTTGTAACTGCTATTCAGGACTACTGCGAGAATACGTTCTCGACAACGGACATTAACACGTTTATTGAACAGGCCGAACAGCGGGTTTACAACTCGGTGCAGCTACCAGCCTTGCGTAAAAATGTTACTGGTAATGCTACAGCCGGCAATAAATACCTAGCAGCCCCATCTGATTGGTTGGCTACATACTCTATGGGTGTTATTGACGGGCAAGGTGGCTTCAAGTACATGCTGAATAAAGACGTAAACTTTATTAGAGAAGCGTATCCAATGCCCGCCGATACTGGTGAGCCTATTTATTACGCACTGTTTGACCAAAACACGTTTATCTTAGGCCCCACGCCGGACATCGCGTACAACATCGAGCTGCATTATTTTTACTACCCGCAATCAATTGTTACGGCTGGTACTAGCTGGGTTGGCGATAACTTCGATACGGTGCTGTTGTACGGTGCATTGGTAGAAGCGTATACGTTCTTGAAGGGCGAGCAGGAAATGCTTCAGGTGTATAAGGCTCGGTATGACGAAGCTATGCAGCTTCTTAAACAACTGGGCGATGGTAAAAACAGGCGCGATGCCTATCGCAGCGGTCAAGTTCGGTACCCGGTACAATAGGAGAAATAAGTGTTTACTTCAGAAATTCCGATGTTGTTGGGTGGGGTTACAGTACATACCTCCAATAATCGTGGATTTACCCCCGAAGAACTTACTGAACGGCTGTTGGATAAAATTATTTATGTGGGCGAGAACTCACACCCGGTGATTAAAGAACAAGCAGAAGCATTTCGTTTTCAAATCAAGGGCGTTCTTCTTGCGTATATGAAAGAAGCGGTTGCATGTCACAATGTGACCATTGGAAATAGACTCGCGGATGCAGGGCATCCCGAACTTGTAAAACTTTTGGATTAGGGAGTTTATTATGGCAATCAGCCAAGCTATGTGCACTTCGTTTAAGGTCGAACTTTTGACCGCGACGCACAACTTTACCGCCTCTACCGGCGACGTTTTCAAAATTGCTCTGTACACCTCGTCGGCTTCTTTGGACGCAACCACCACTGCTTATACGACTTCTAACGAAGTTGTGGGTACTGGATACACTGCGGGCGGCAACACGCTGACCAACGTTACCCCTTCGTCTTCGGGCACCACCGCACTTACCGACTTTGCTGACACCACGTGGAGCACGGCTACTATCACCGCCCGCGGCGCTATGATTTACAACAGCAGCAAGTCGAACAAGGCAGTTTGTATTCTGGACTTTGGTTCGGATAAGACTTCTACTGCCGGTAACTTTACGATTGTGTTCCCGGTTGCAGATGCAGCTAATGCCATCATTCGTATTGCTTAAAGGTACTCCGTGCTTTTTTCCGTCGATTACATTGGCTGGGGGTCTGGTCCTTGGAGCCGAGACGGATGGGGCACGGATGTATTAGAGGTAAATGTAGACGGTGTAGCCGCTACTGGGGCTGTTGGTAGTGTTTCAGTAGTTGCAAGCGCCTCTATAAACTTAGTTGGGGTTGTTGGTACGTCTCAACTAGGGTCAGTAAATGTAACCGCGGATGCAACTGTAGATGTTTTTGGTAACGGGGCGGCGGGGCAGGTGGGGAATAGTTCTGTATCTGCTTTTGCTACAGTTTCAGTAATAGGAGTAGCTGGTATTGGGGTTGTAGGCTACCCAGACTTTGCTGGCGACTCGATTGTAGATAGCTCTGGAGTAAGTGCTACTGGGCGTGTAGGTACTGTGGCTGTAACCGGCCAAGCTCAAGTATATGCAACAGGAACGGTGGCTACCTCGGCAGTCGGTGCGGTTGAAGTTAACGCAGAAGCAATATTTGGCGTTACTGGGGTTGTAGCAACTGGGGCTATAGGCACGCCGGATGTATATCTAGATGAAACGGTGTATGTAACAGGATTTGTAGCAAACGGGGCAGTTGGTAGCGTGTCCGTGACAGGAAGCGCAGTAGTAAATGTCTTAGGAGTATCGGCTATTGGTAGGATTGGACCTACGCTAGTCTGGGGACTTATAGACGACAGCCAATTCCCTAATTGGCAAGTTATAGCAGCATAAGGAATATCAAATGGCAAGCACATATTCAAGCATTAAGATTGAGCTTATTGGCACCGGGGAACAATCCGGCGTGTGGGGTAATACCACCAATACTAATCTTGGCACCGCTATCGAAGAAGCAATTGTTGGTAGAGCTAACGCAAACTTTTCTACTGATGCCGACCTTACAATTACGCTGACAAATACGAACGCAACACAGGTTGCCCGTAACTACATTTTGAATGTGACTTCGGCAGTAAGCCTTACCACTACCCGCAATCTGATTGTGCCCACAATCAATAAGCCGTACATTATTGAAAATAATACTACCGGTGGTCAAAGCATTGTGGTAAAAACAGCTCTAGGTACTGGAACAACGGTGCCTACTGGTAAAGTTGTCTCGCTTTATGCTGATGGTACGAATGTCCACCCGGCACTAGACTACCTGCCGGGTTTGGTTGTGGGGAACGGGATTCAGGGAGGGACGTTTTAATGGCACGACAAATTACAGCGTCGATTTCCGGCCTTGGCGTCACCAACACTATTAGCATCAATATTAACGAAAGCCCAGTAAATGTGGCCGTTGCGGTGATGCTAAGCGACGGTGCAATCATGAAGTACACTGTTGAACATACGTATGAAGATGTTTGGCAGAATAAAAACCAAAGCAATTTTGTATGGTTTCCGTTTATTGAAAATCGAACAGCAAATGCAGATGGGTATTATGCGTTCCCAGTTACTGGGGTGCGGGTTCGTGTAATAGAATATTCACAAGGAACTGCTACCATTAAGGTAATCCAAGCGGGGATTTAATGACAGCTCAATACTTCGCCAAGTCGTACGGTAAAGTATACGGGACGGGAGCGGCGGCAGCATCAGAGTACAGCGGGGTATTGCGGGTTTATAACTTCGCAACTCGTGAGCTAACTTGGGTAGTGACGCACAATCTTGGGACGTATAACTTCTCTGTATCGCTTATGGACTCCAGCAACCGTCAGGTGTTTGCAGGGGTGAAGGCTGTCAGTGAAAACCAGATCATAATTTCTTTCACTGAGCCGATCAGTGGGAGTGCAAATGTGATGTTTAGTTTATGATTTTCAGTATTGTTGTAGCCAAGCGTGATATTCATTTGGCTGCGTACATGAAAGCTTATGGGGCGAAACTTACTGAGTATCGGGATGGCAAGTTTTACTTCATGAGTGAGATTGCA